CAATCTTGGTAGGGTCGAACCTCCTGAGCTGCAGGTTCATCTACTATAAAGGGGATTTTGACTGTTAAAAAAATACGCGCAACCATTAGTAATGTCATCAGCTGGATGGCTTAAAATAGCGGCTGAGGGCGTGCAGGACGTATATATTAATGGTACTCCTGATATATCATACTTTACAACGATTTACAAGTCTCACTCGTCTTTTCTCCTCAACACATTCGAGGTTCCGTTCAATACTCCACCACTCGCGTCTGGTGGAAACGCAATTTGCAGAGTCCCTTACAAGGGTGATTTTTTGCGCGGCTTGTCCTTGAAGGTGAATCTCCCTTCGGTGTACACACCTGGGCCAGGATGGATCAAAAGTCTTCGATACTCACCAAGTATCCAGTTCAACTTTACAGATGGATCAAACGTCATCATCAATGCTCAACAGACACCTTCCAATATCTTTGCAACCTACAACGAGATTTCCAGTGTCGCCATGGCTCTATCGAACCTTCAAGGTTCTTTGAACAGTGAAATGTTCATTTACGGAACCCCTTACAGTGGTCTGGTCAGGACATCTAACGTTATTGACACTCAGTATATTGTATCCAACCTGATTACCCAGCAATATGTTGAACCAGTCACCACTGTGACACATATCAACTTTGCAAACTGTATTGCCAATGCCACAACAACAAACATCACTAACGCTATTCTCTCTCCAGTGACATCTCTGTATGTCACCCCAGTTAACGGGATGAATGTGTTTAACACTGGATACACTGGAGCGGTTAATGTAGTGAACATAGTGAACTCGTATGGAGGTGGCCTATTTGAGATTTACGTAAAACTTACATCCCAGCAACCCAAGTCATTCAATCAGACGGTTTACTTTTCGAATATAACCACTTCATATTCCACTTTCGATGTTACAGACTTGTATTTTACAGGAATATCAACCGATACTCTCACTGATAATATGCTTGCTCTGAATACAGGGTTTACAGGTACAGTTACTGCAAACATTTACAATTCGATAAATGGTAGATTCAACTTTGGTGTTCAGCAGCCTCAATCTCTCGTCGGAAGTACCGTAGAATTTAGAACTCAAACGAATCTCTCTACAGCAGATATTACGCAGACTCAATTTACCATCGCTACATCTCCTACACTCGTCTCCAATTCCATCTTTTCGGGTATGAACATCTTTTTTGCCAATACAACTTTCAACGTAACATCAACTCCGAATGTAGCTAGCATCAGTGGTTCTGTAGTAACTGCGAATATCATCTCGCAGCAGCCTCTCAGTGAATCAGGTACCATGTTCATATCGAACATTGTAGCCACCACCAACTTGGCCGACATTAACACCACCCTCCTCGAGTTTGCGGATGGTCCATATGGCGGTCTTACTTATGGTAATATCTATGGCCTACCATTCACTGCTAACGTCGCAACTGTGTTCCCGTCTGCAATATCTGTCAATGTATCAAGTCGCCAACCATTCTCATTCACCACTCCGGTAAATGTATTCTTCTCGACAACAACCTCCAATCTTTCAACAATTGCCATCACCACATCTAACATTGGGTTCTTCACCCCTACTGGAGTCCCATTCGTCGGTGATGTGATTACTTTCGCGTCCGGCGGATTTACTGGCACCACAACTGTTACAAGTAACACAAACTACCCTTCGGATGTGACTGTCAGTATCGCATCTCAGCAACCCACAAGTTTTTCGAATCTGAGTGTGACATATCCCGGTGGTAAATCTGCAACAGTATCTACTCTTAGCATCTCGAGACTTGAGATGTTTGTGTCCAACCTCGTTGGTCCTGACCCAAGCTCGGTTCTCTACGCGAATATACAGGGAACTACAAATTTGGGGGGTCACATTCTTCCATACTGGGGTCCAGTTCAGAATGTGATTTCGTACAACGCTCCCATCGCGACTCTGAGTTTCCCCCCCCAACAGCCAGTCTCTTTCCAGAATAACTTTACTGTGTATGCATTCACCTCGGCGAGACTAGTAACTGCGAACATCATCACCGCAGTTTACTCCTATACAGCCGTATCTGGGAATGTACTCGCGTCAGTTGGGCAATACGTAAGTAATATCCTGACTCCAAGTCAGGACTACATCACTGCTGCTAATGCCACATCACTCGTTGTATCCTTCCCTCCGAGACAACCATTCGTCAAGAATAACTTTTTGTCATACATCTCACCATATTCAAGTATCTCCTATGTCTCAACTCCTATAACCCGAGGTACATTCAATATATCTAATACATTCGGTGTTATCAATAGATCTACAACTATACCACAAATTCTAGGATTGATTACTCCGTCAAATCTAACTTCAACCACGGTTGATTTATCTTTTGGACTCCAACAACCATTCAGCTTTACAAGCGCACTGGCCACATTTCAGATTTCAACCTCTACAGTGACAACCAATACCATATCAAATACTATAGTTTATCTCGATAGTACATCAGTTCTTACTGGCGCAACTCCCAATTACAGTATGTTGCTTGAAAGTAACAGCGCACTCATGGGTACTCTTTCAAATGTGACGAGTATCGTGAGTCCTTTCGGCTCAAGAAGTGCAACTCTTACATTTCCGTCACCTCAACAACCACAAGCTGTAGCATATCTCTCTACAAACGTCTATGTGGGATATGCCGCCCAAGCAACAACAAATCTTCTGACGGAATCCAACGTGCAGATTAGCGGAGTTCTTGGAACTGGGGCGACGATTCAACTCGGGGCAAATGTCCTCGGGATGGGGTACACTGGCATAGCAACTGTTACTCAGATCATCTCTGCAAATACATCACTCATATTGACACTCAGCCCCCCCCAACAGCCAGCATCATACAGTAACCTGATTTTCTTCTCACCCTCTCAAGCTGATTTCACCTCACCGTCAAGTATCCCGTGGCTCACCTTCCCAAAGCTGACCGCCCAGAACGTTGCCGTCTTCTATAACCAGACTACACAGAAGTGGAACTTCCAATCTTTCAGCAAGCCTATAGCGAATCTCGCGTTCACGAGCTATGAGAATATGGTGTTTTGGGGGTTTGACCCACACAACAGGGCATAAAATCTCGGTATATGAAAGGATGCCGACTCTAGTAGATGGGAGTTTGTTGGTTGCAGGTGACTTGTTTATATACGGTAATATTGCTCCACCACCAACGGCTGGTGGCATCTTGCCACTCATCACAGTCATGAACATCATCAGTAATGTTAATGTGTTTGGTACTCTGGTGGCTCAGAATGATGTGGTTGGTTTCTCTTCGCTTTGTGACGGGAGATTCAAGTCGAATGTTCTGCCACTTGAAAACTCTCTTGATGTGATTCGAGCTCTGAACCCAGTCTCGTTCACGTGGGCCGACAAGCTGCCAATTGCCAAACCAGGCAAGGCTGGCACAAGAGACATTGGTCTTATAGCTCAAGAGGTGGAGGTGGTTGAGCCCTTGGCCGTGAGTAACACTCTCGAGTTCAAGACGGTGGATTGGGCGAGACTTGTGCCCCACCTTATCCAGACTATTCAGGTGCTTGATCAGCGCATTTGCGAATTAGAAAATGTCAGTAAGAAGTAGATATGGTGTTGCCCGCCCCACCACCATCAGTTGGTAATCCCATTACTGCCGGAGCAATTCTGGCAGAGTATGGCATCAACCCACCATTCGACTTTGAGGAGCTCTATGGAGTCCGGCCACAGATCCAGTCCTCTGGCCAGATTGCACTTTCAAACTTTTACGGTGTCAACTCGTTCTCGATTTTCATCCCATACAACGCAAATGGAAGTCAGCTCGTCGAAGCCAACTTTACTATGATTCAGGCTGGATTCGTCGCTGGAAATGTATTCAGCAACTCATCCGTGTATATCGACTCTGTGGCGAATCGCATGATTGACTCTGCCGAACTCTATGTGGGTGGTCAACTCATCGAACGAATCACGGGTGAGTATATACAGATTGAAGAGGAGCTGATTATCCCATACGAGAATCAGACGGCTCTTAACGTCCTCGTAGGTAAGGGGGATACTACAGTAGGTGTCAATCCCAGAACCTATATAGCAAATATACCATTCTACTTTTACAACAAACCTGAGCTTTCTTTGCCGATGGTTGCGCTTGGCCGCCAAGATGTCGAGCTCCATGTCAACTTCAGGCCTCTGACTGAACTGCAGAGCACCATCACCCAACTTCCAGCATTTTACGATGCAACCATTCTAGCTGACATAGCATTCATTTCTCAAGAGGAGATGAAGTTCTTCAAAGAGAAGAGGCTCGACTACACCATCACCCAACTCCAGAAATCATCATCAGTCATCC